ATTTCTCGTGCAGTCGCCCCTTTGTTTGCGAGAACCGCAATGGTTTTTTCGGGATGGAAAATTGCGTACCAGAGTAAGTATGCAACTGACGATATTGATTTACCAGACTGTCTACAAGCAAGTACGATGCTAAAACGATTATTATTAAAGTGTTCGAACATAGTTCGTTGATAAGGGTAAAGATTAAACGGAACCAATCCAGAATCAAGTGAAATAATTTTGACGTAACATTCCGCAAAGTACGAAGGATCGCCCATACATTTTGCATATTCTCTAACCTGTTCTTCAGTCCATTCCTGAACAACACCATCTCGTTTTACATTAATATTACCAAGATAAGTATCGTTACTCATTCTCAATGCAGCTTGCATTAATCACCTTTTCTTCATTCTGTAATAATCGTTGTAAATCAGTTGTGCTTCCTAAAAACACATTGTTGTTTGTTATCTGTTTTTGTTCTGGTTTATCTTCTTTGATTACATCTTTATGTTTCTTGTTTAGATCCATAAGTTTATCGGTAACGTCTGCGATGTTTTTAATCATACCAGACAAAACTTCGAATGCACGAGGATGTTCAGATTCTCTTGCAACCTGAATCATAAGTTCTAACGATTCTTTTCCACCTTCGATTAATTCGAGATAGGTGTCGCGAGAAGTGTTGTAATCATCATTTATATTTTTTTCATCTGTCACGCACTGTCACCTAATGCATTAATAATTGTTGTATTAAAACCAAAATCGCTATCTGGACCCACACCTGTAGGAGTAGGAGTTTCACGAATCGTCTCCACCAAAATATCCGAATCGTTTAATCCTGCGTTTTGATTATATATCTGAGTATCAGTCTGTCGAATAATCGGTCCAGTATTCAACGGTCCATAGAACGCAATCTTCATTTCAAAATCCATAGTGTAAATAATAGTGCGTCTTTGTTCCAATGGACCTTCGAAATCATCTTGAAAGGTAACACCCGTTAAAATAATAGGTACGTCATCTTTCAGTGAAGGGAGATCTGACAGAGGGTACATCGAGACCGTATACTGCGGATTGAAATATGGTAGTATTTGTTCTACAATTTGTAAAGCATCATCTTGGCTCTGAGCAAATGCATTTAATTGGAACGTAATCGAATATGGAACAGCACTATACAATTTAGTTCTTGAACTTTGACTGTTTCCAGAAGTAAGTGGTTTTATTCGATTATTAATCTTAGGCAATTGTCTCTGAGGATCATATTGCATTGCAAGTATTTCAAAAGACATTCTAGGAAGTTTAACCGCAACGGTTCTTTCGTAATCTTCTCCAGTATTCATTCTTGAAATACGATCAATAAAATCTCTTTTAGGTGCGTAAGACAACGGAACTTTTTGTTGACTTATCACTTGACCTGAAGTATTTTTTCTGATAACATATATGTCGTTGAATAACGATCCAAACACTGCAACCGATTTTCTAACACGCTGATGATAAAAATGTGTTCCAAACATTATTGAGGATCTCCAAACGGATTCGACTCAGTGAAATCTAGGAACGAATCACCGACAGTATCGAAATCATAATTCTGAGATTGTACAGTTCCAGCCTGTTCTTGTTCTTCTGTCAGTTCAGATATTGAAAGAACCTTTCTAATCGCTCCATTGTTCGATCCGGTTATGTTGACATTGGTTTGAAAAGTGTGATATAATCCATCATTTGCACCAATGTGAGTTAGGAATAATTCACCAGAAGAATCCACGTACTTGACAACTTCTCCAGACATGATATAATCGTCATTGGTTTGTGTTACAGTAAGATTTTTTGGATAATCAACGCCTAAAGGAGCTGATATAGTTACTATAGGAGAAGACGAATAATAATCACCTGAGTCAGTAAGAACCAGAGAAGTGACCGTTCCACTAGAACTGTCCCAAACCGCATACGCCTTCGCAGTAAATTCTGCCTTCGTTCCTGTAGGGGAACTAATAATGAAAGAAGAAGAATCCAAATATGTATCTAAAACCGGAGTAGAAACACTGGTCAATCTAAATTTAGCATCTGTAGTTACGGTTAGATTTTCCGTTCCTGAAATTTTTTGAAAAGTCTCAAATGTTTCTAAAAACAAAGTGGTTTCGTTTGAATCTTGTTGTTCAACTGGTATAGCAAAAGTAGGTTGTACAGCGCTGTCAGTGTTAGAATTTAAATGTATATCATCTATTCTTGCACCGGAGTTAGTATTGTTTAAAATGGTAATCTGAGAACCCAGTAAAGATACTGTTTTGCTATCGGTAACGGAAACTGGTGATGAACTATCTATAGACGCATACAAAATATTGTTCACCACTTCAAACCAAACCCAATGCCAAGAATCGTCTGCAATATTAATAGCGGTATCAAGAGTTGTTGATCCTAAAAGAAATTCTGCGTTTCCTGTTGAACCAATTCTAAAACTTAATTGTGCATTCGTTGCATCACTATCTACAAATCTAATAATCGACTGATCTAAAGTAACATCAATAGGACATTTTACGAAAAACCCACCGTTTCCTGATGCGGAACTTGTAGTAGAATATGATTTGTCAGCATCGTCTGAAGTAATTTTATAACTAACGTCTCCGAATTTCCCACCGCCGATATAATTTGGTGGTGCGGTTTTATAAGAAAATGAAATTGTAGGATCTTCTTTGTAATATGCCCCAGAATCTACAATGGATATAGATTGTATTAAATTATCCTCATTCAATATTAACGAAAGAACGATATCGCTGTCAATGTCCGGAGGTGACAAAACAACATCCGGAACTTCGGTATATAATTTACCGACATTAACAATCGTTAATGAATTAACTTTTTTTGCAATACTAGGCATCTAAATCAGCCCTCGCTTCTGCGGTGATTGCTTTCTCTAATGTAAGTACATATTGATAAGCATAATTATCTTCAACTTTATCCACTGCAACAACTCCAGTATCAAAGTCTTCATCGTTATATTCGAACAATTCACATCGCATACGAAACGTAGGAAGATTTTGCAATTGATAAAACGGAGATTCGTCTTCTACTTTTTCGATCTGAAACATTGAATTAGATAATGGTAAAAAGATTACATCGCCTTCTTTTGGCCTATAGTATGGATTGTCTTCAGTTTCTTCAAATTTTTTGATAGTACTGTTCCATCTTTTTCTTGCAACAATAAACGTTGCAGCATCACGAATTTCTACTCCGAATTTAGTAAAGAGATCACCCTCACCATCGAACCCTTCAATGTTTTCAACATACATTTCTATCTTATAAGCTTGTTCGAAACGAGAAACATTGTCATCACTAAAAATAACATCTTTATTTACTAATTCTCTTGGAAGATAATAAACATCTTGCCCATACATTTTCAAGGATTCTATAATCAAATCCTCATATAGATTCTGTTCAGACTTTCGTCCCTGTGAGAAGTATGGATTGGTAGCCATCTTATCCTACAAAAAAATCTGGTGGGAGTTCCTGTTCTAACCTTAGTTTTTCTTCCAAGGTTGTTAATTCTTGAGTCGCGTCATCGTAAATCTGACGCCCACTTATTGTTACTCCTCCAGGCAATTGCATTCCTTCAAATTTTGACATGTTCATACCCCACTGTTGTTTGATCAACGCCGTGGTGTAATTTTTAATGAACATGTCATTATATACACTCGTGTGTGTATCCGGATCTACTACAGTATAAACTTCTGCAATAAGATAGTCACCTTCTTTAATATCCTCATTGTACCATTCACCATAAATGTATAATCGATTTTGTCTACGAGAGAAATTGACTTTTGGATTTCCTTCTAACAACTGATCTAGAAAATCGAGATATTGTTCCATTTGGTAGTAGTATGACATTCCACCAGAAAAACTTAAAAAGTCTCCCAGACTATTCAACATTAATTGATATTTGATGTCGAACATATTGATAGTACCAAAAGTTCGATTCAGAGGTAACATTTTTGAAATGTATATGATATCAGAAGAAATAGGAATATATTCGTTTGCCACGTCTTCTGCGGTTACTTGATGTTTCAAAAATGTTCTATAAGTTGCATCCGAATGATATTCTTGATATAGTTGAATTGCATCGTCTACTTTATCTTCTATCTGATCTGTATCGACGTTTATTTCAATTACAGGTTCACCCAACCGTCTTAGGCAGTAATCGATTAATTCGTCTCTAGAAGTTGGTGAAGCCATTTAATTCTCCTATGCGCCCCAAATAACCGTTCCCGCAGAGTCGTAAATAGTTAATGTGTTTCCGTTCTGGTCTGTGAGTGGTGCACCAAATTCAATTGTACCACCAAACTCTGCGAGTTTAATAGTACCGTCTGCTAAAATTTCTAGCGATGGAATACCTGACGCATCTGAAACCTGAAAAATAGTTCCTGTTAAATCGTTCGATACCGAAAATAATTGACCTGCGGTACCTTCCATCGATACAGCAGCAATCGTGCCGTCATAACCAGCGACCAATGTAATAGTGTCTTTACCAGACGCATCTGCCCCTACGAAATCAATTCTCGCGTCACTATCGCTTGAACCACTATTGGGTTTAATAAGAATGTCTTTATCTGCAAGTGCCATGTTAAATCCTAATGTTACTTTCTATTTATACCCCAAACCTTTTACGGTATGCAAGGAAATTCATTCGTACTTCACCAGCTGTCAGTGCGCGACTATATCCTCTGGCAATTGCTATTTGTCCGTCAAATTCTAAACCATTTGTACCGCTCGGTACATTATTGTAAATGGTTCCGATAAACTGCACACCTCGACTTCCCGTTAGACCAAAAGGATTACCATTACTATTTGAATTATCAAGAACTCCATTTATATAAAGTTTTGCCCCTACACCATTTTCAAATGTTACTGCTACATGTGTCCAATCAGTGCCTACATCTGAAACCCCAATTAGTTCATTTCTGGTTTCTGCTGGGACTTCATTATAGTATCCATGTTTCCAAGACAATTTATTGCTAGAACTTACCCAAAAGTTCAACCAGTTATACTGTAAGTCACTCATAATTCCATCATTACGACCAGTAGCATCTCGTTTAATCCATGCTTCTAAACTATAACTGGAATTGTATGGATTAAAGATAGGACTCATCTGCATGTATGCAGAGGAACCGTCAAGATCAAATGTAAAATCTGAATTATCTGTAATCGTACCATTTCTTGTAATTGTGCGATTTCCTGTCCAGTCTTTTAAACTAGTTGACGTTGTTAAAGAACCATCTACAAAAGGAATATGATAAGAAGTCGGAGTCATCTGAGGAGCGCACAAATAAATTGTTTGACCTTCGGGTGGATATATGTTATCATAGAATCTAAATGAAAGACTGTCTGATTGTGTATCAGCTGGTGTCGTAATCGGATTCCATTCTACTCTGTGCCATTTATCATCGCCCGGAACAATAACGTCTTCAGTATTCTGTCTTCCCGTTTCTTCATTGTTTGCGGTATATGCACGTGCTTGTATATTCTGGCCTTTAGTTCTTATCCATAAAGATATTGAATATGTGGTTGACGGATCTTGAGGTGTATCGTCACTATAATTAAACCAAAAACAAGCAGACGTTGGATGCGCTCCACCATTCGCATCGCTATTTGTAAATGAAACGACTTTTTGTGTTACTCCTGGCGGTTTATCAATTGGATCGTCTAAGTTATTATTTTCAGTATAACTTTTTGCCCAATTTCCTCCACCAAGAGTACGATCCCCAACTACATTCGAAACAACGGGTCCGAGATATGAACGAAACTGATTGTTCGTATCATATGCAAAAACAAGACTATCAGTAACAATGGATGCGCCTGATTTAACCGCCATTATCGATACCTCGTTATATGTGCAAGATAATTGGTGTTTACTTCTGCTGCCGATAGTGTTTTCGAATAGAATCGAAACATACCCATATCACCCACAAAATGCTGATTATATGAACCACCATCATTATCTACGAATAGGTCTATGACAGTTGCAGTACTGCTCGGTGTAGTAGTTGTGGTAATAGTATCAATTAACGTGTTGTCAATATATAATTTCCACTCCGTTGCAGTGTAATCAAAAGTCAAAACAACATGATGCCAAACGTCTTGTGTAAATGCAGATGTTGTGATAGTATAAACGGTTGTGTTGTGATACACGCGAATATTGCTAGAGTTATAGACTGCAATATAATCGTTTGCTCCCGACAATGACAAACAATAAAAAAATCTATCGTTACCATCAACCGTTGTAGGTTTACACCAAAACTCAAAACTGTGCACAGTATCCAACACATCAAGTAGAGGTGTAGAGGACACAGTTGCTCGATGTGTCGTACCATTTAAAGTAAAAACACCGTTTGCATGAGTAGGCGTTACAGCCCACGTTACATTATTTGGAC